AGTAGCTGTTGGCAAGCTCCCCGGCGTCCCTGGTGAACTCCCGGATGATGTCTCGCGGATCTCGTCCGGCTCGCCATGATCCGGTTTCCGGATCGTATGCGTCCTCGATGGCCTGCGTGGCGGCGTCGATGAGGTTGTCGAGATTGGTCTCGTAGTCGTTCTCCGCCTTTTCAAGCGCCGCCTTCAGCAGGTCATTCGCCCTGGGCCGTTCCTTCTCCGCCATCGGCAACGTCCTTTCCGGATCCGGTCACGCTGTCGATCAGCTGGTCGATGTGGCGCTGCGAGCGCTGCCTTTGCTGGTCGGCCTTCAGCCGGACGATCTCCTCGTGGCTCAGTCCCAGGCGTTCGAGGCCCACGTCGCTGTCGGCGTATCCGGTGATCTTGTCGGCGATCTTGGTGAACGCGTCGGCACGGGCGGCGTCGCTGATCTCTCTGGTGGGCGCCCACACGGGGTAGACGTCGCGCATGGCGTCGGGGATCTCGTGTTGTCCCTCGCGTAGGGCGCAGGCGATGCCCATGGCGCGTTTGATCTCGCGGCCGAAGCTGACGTTCTGGCGGTCGGCGATGCGGGTGAGCCGTCGTTCCGCGCTGGCCATGGCCTCGGCGCTGGTCGGGTTGTCCAGGGTGATGC